CCCTGCGGTACGCAGCTCTTTTAGATAGAAAAGACAAGCAAGCATTAATACTGTTGTGATGGGTTGTATCACAACAATGCTTGCTTGTCTTTGGGCGACCGACGGAACAAACTAGCTTGCATTTGTATGGGATTTTTCGTATAATAATAGAGTGGCTTAGCGTGCTATGTGTGTCTAGTAGATAGGGCGCGATTAATTGGGGCAATGAAAACACACTACAACCCCAACCTCACAATTTAATAATAAGGAGTACGATATGGGAATGGACGTATATGGATTGAATCCAACAACAACTGCACCAGCTAGACCTGAACATGATGACTTTGATTCGGAAGATTGGAAAGCCTACTTTGATGGGCAGTCTTTATCTGGTCAATACTTTAGGAACAATGTTTGGTGGTGGCGACCGCTTTGGGATTATGTTGCCAACCTTTGTTCTGAGGTTATCACCGAAGAAGATTTTAATGCTGGTCACAACAACTCTGGGCATGTCATTGACAAAGAACAGTGCGAGTATATCGCTGAACGATTAGCGCACGAACTTTTGAATGGTGGCGCTGAGCAATATAAGAAAGACTATGAAAAAGCTCTTTCCGAATTGCCTTTAGAAGAATGTACACTTTGCAACGGCTCTGGACAAAGAGATGATGAGCATGTTCAAGGCAAGTGCAACGGGTGTGATGGCAAAGGAGAACGCAAGAACTTCGATACTAGCTATCCGTTTGACGTGGACAATGTTCGAGAGTTTCACAGCTTCGTCAAGAACTGCGGAGGGTTTGAAATATGTTAGCGTTTGATGAACGTGGGGAATACACTTCTGAAAATTCAATCGCAATTATTTGGTGCATTGATGACGTCAGAATGGTTATAAAAGACCAGGAGAAAACAGTCGAACTGACTGATGACGAGTGTATGGAAGTCTTAGATTATTGTCTTGATCAACATGACGCCAATTATGGCATGAGTTGGGACAGTATATCGTGGGCGATAGATCATTTAAAACCTGCTAAGTAACCACCGACCAAGAACCCCCGACAGAAATGTCGGGGGTTTTTTTGTGCCTGATCCAATCTTCCGCTGGGCTGCCGGGGCATCCATATTTTCTTTTAGATAGAAAAGACAAGCAAGCAGTCTTTTCTGCCCCGCCGATCGGAGAAGCAGGCAGCTCCAGGGCATCCATATTTTCTTTTAGATAGAAAAGACAAGCAAGCCCACCTGGCAATGCCGTGGGCCCATTGTCTTTTCTCCCCCCGAAAAAACAAGCAAGCACACCCTGCTTCCTCCCAGGGGGCCCAGCTCTTTTAGATAGAAAAGACAAGCAAGCAGGCCCGATGCGCCTCTTCATTGTCTTTTCGCCGACCGGAAAAACAAGCGAGTCCTGCTTCCCTGGGGCCGCTGCGCAGTGTTTTTCCTCAGAAAAGACAAGCAAGCAGTTGTCCACAGGATATCCACAGGTTATTCAATGACCTTGGTCCAAGCTTCTTCAAACTTGGACCAAGAACCCTGGTCAAAGGACAAAAGAGCAGGTGTTTTTAGTCCCTGGACGACCAACGACTCTATTTGATCAGCCGAAAAGAGATACAAGCCATATTTTCTAGGGTACTTCTTCGAGAGACCCTGGACTAAGATAAAAGCCGGGGCATTTTCTCTGAGCTTGTGGTACGCAATTTGATGAGGGGAGAAGGAAACTTTGTTACTTTCGGTTACTTTGAGCTCAACTGTAAAGTAAACGCCCCCTGGAGACACGCCTAAAACATCAGGTATGCCCTGGTTTGTCCATGATTCTATACGAATGAGCTCGAACGACTTTAGATTCGCCCTAACTTTTTTCCAAAACAAAGATTCTTTTTTCGCCACAGTAAGGAAAGTATACCAGAGTAGTTGAATATATACGATAGATAGTATATAATTATGGGACAATATTAACAAAATATAAGGGAGTTTAATATGAACTATAATATTAATAATCTAAATGGAGAAATGCTGGGCCGCGCCTGTGCTTTCGCCGCAAAAGGAGATGTACGATTCTATTTAAATAGTGTCTACATTGAAAAAAGACCTGCTGGTGGTGTCTACATTGTTGCCACCAACGGACATTATCTTTGTGTTTATGAAGACAAAGAAGCGTTGCCTGAAGACGGTTTTAAAGAAACCATCCTGGACGTCTATCAACCCAACTCAAAAAAACTGCTTCCTGTTTTCACACAAATAAAGAAAACGGATTCAGAAAGAGTTGATTTAGTAACCGGAGAAGAGTCAAATCGGCTACATCTAATCAGAACCGTAGATGAAGAACCTGTAGCTGATAGAATAAATACCCATGACGGACACTACCCAGATTGGCAGCGTGTAATCGACTCTAATCTTAATCTAAACACACCAACTGGTTTTAACACACGATACTTAGCTAAGCTTAAAGACTTCATACTTAAAGGGGAGAACAAAAAATTCCCTATTGTGACGCTTGTTGCTGGCAGTAGCGAAGGCTCTAACATCTGGCAATCCGAACACGGTATTGTGATTATTATGCCTACAAGAGTTATTGGAGAGTTTAAAATTAATGAGCTTGTTAAACCAGAAACCGTTGAGTTGGAAGAGGTGGCCCAATGAGTAAAATGAGTGATTTGGCAATTGAACAAGAAGAACAGCAGTACAATCCTGTACGACTTACCATTACTGTAGACCTTGATGCCACAGAAGAGCTTAAAGAAATTCTTTTTGCTGAGAAAACCACTGTTGGTGGACGACCTAATGTTAATGAAGACCTAGAGCACTTTATTGCTAGCGGTCTTTTTGGACAAGGTTTCTTTGGTCGTGCCTTTATTCCTAGTGAGTATTTAGGTGATGATGGAATGTCGTTGCATAAAGTAGAGGCTAAGGAATTGGAGGAAGACCATGAGTAACGGTGCAAAAGTTAAATGGAGAACGGACGGAAAACATCTGGTTTATCTTGGTTGGGGCAGGGGCAACGTCTCTTTTGAAGTGGACGAAGAAACAGGGGAACCTAAAAACTGGGAAAACCTCAACCCAAGTCCCGATCCCAATGTAAACGACCTACTCATCAGTAGGGCACAAGCCATTTTTAGGAAAGATCAAAATGCTGGCTGAAGAAATAAGAGAAAAGCTTACCAAAGAATTGGCTTCTTCCTTAAATAAAATGCGCTGTGCAAAAACAGAATCGTTACAGCACGGGGAATACATTGGACAGGTTTCTGCTTACACAGAGTTGTTGATTTGGTTAAAAAGACAAAGTATATTAAAAAATGGTAAAAAGTAGATATGTTTGAACGACACGAAAATAATTTCTTCATTGTACACAAGGGAGAAAAACACAAACTAAAAATAGGCGATCTTTTAAATGTACCCTGGGGGAAAGCAAGTAAACAGCTGGCCTGTATAATAAAAATAACTGAAGCAGGACTCCACATAAAGAAATACAAAGCCAGCAGTAGAAACTGGTCGAAAGTACCTGTTGTCTTATCAAAAGAACACCAAGAAAAAACAGAGTTTAGTCCTGGGCAGTTTGCTAACAGAGGTCTTTTAGTTAATAAATATAACTTGGGAGCTTTAATATTGGAGAAAAATAATGACTAAGGTCTGGAGAAAAAAGGAGTGGGAAGAAGCAGAAAAAGAACTAAAGGCGGACCCTGCTTTTCAGGCGTTTATACAGGACATGTATATAAAAAACACAGTCGAAAGACAAGACGACGGTCGCACCCCTTTTTTGAACATGTTTGAGTACTACAGAACCTATCCAGGTTGGTTAAAAGAGGTTTATAAGAAAAAACGTGGCTGAGATTTACGACACTTTTGGGAAAAAACACGCCATGCCAGATAAAAAACCCGACAAAATTAACCCTCCTTACTATCGAAAAACCATAGAAGTTACCGACTTCATTATAGCTTATGCTTTAGACTTTCTTGAGGGTAATATTGTAAAATATATTGCTAGATATAAGAATAAGCACAAAAATGGACTAGAAGATTTGTATAAATGCAGGTGGTATCTGGATAAATTAATTGAAGAAAAAGAACAGGAGCAAAAAAATGGTTAAAGAAACACACAAACTTATTCAAGACAATAAGACTAGAGAATATAAACTTGTTAGTGAAAGCGGGAAGACTGTAGAGCTTGGAACAGGTAGTTTAAGACAGGCAAAGAAGCGGTCCCTTATAATTATACAAAACAAAAGGAAAAATAATGCTTAGAGTAAGAACTTATTTAGAGGTTGCCCAGGCAAAAAATATAATGGACGCTATTAATCAAAACCAGCTACACGATCTGCTGCCTTTTCTTAGAATCGGTCTAAAAGGAGCTAAAAAAAGCTATCGTCTTTGTATAGACTGCCCAAAAGACAGTCACCCAAGAATTGCTAACAAACTAGAAGACATTAAGGGCCTAACACTTACTTGGGAAGAATATGACAACGCTACTAAACCAAAAGAAGCTGTTGGGATGACACCTGAGTTTAAAGAATACGTCGACGAGCTACACAAAAAAACTATTCGGTAAACTGCGCCTCTTCTGCCTCTAGCAAAGGTTTATAGTCTCCTAACAACTTTTGTATTCTCTGTTTAATCTCTATTTCACTTAACGAATCCAGGCTACCAGTACGAATTTCTTTTCTTTCCACATAAAGACCCGCTGCTCGACCTCTTTGAACCTCGGCTGAAACAGCTGCGGTTAAGTTTCCTTTGTCTATGGCCTGGTCTCTTATATCAGCAAGCTTTTTAACATGTCTACCAAAAGTGACTTCATACTTTTTGTCCACTTCCCCCTGGAGCTCTCTTACATAGCGAACAACAAGCGGGTATTTTTGTGGATTTAACAGCTCTGAAGCTCGAACATGAGCACTTGATTTACCATACCCGGCAGAAACAGCACACTCGGTTTGGGTTTTTGAACCGTCGTTATAAACAAACTCTTTCGCAAAACGTATTTGTTTTGGCGTCAAGTGTTTCTCATTACGACCCGATATGTTTCCTGATTTTCCTTTAGGCATGGTTGAATTATATCCTCTACAGTAAGTTTTAGTAAAGCGTTTTTTCACATAACCTACATAACCTGTAACGCACCTCTGTCAGGTTATGTGAAAACCCCTATAAACAAAGGGTTTCGTCCCAAACGCACCTCCGCACCTCTGTTTTTGAAAAAAATAACGTATTAGTCTTTTATGAAATCACAGAATCTCAGGTTCAGGGGATGTGGATATTCTCTATATAGGAAAACAAGACCCCTTGATTTTAAAGGGTTTCAGCTATACCATACCCCTGTTTTTACATAACTTTCACATAACTTATACAAATTTTTGAGGTGCGGTGGAGAAACAGCCACTTTACCCTTAGAAATGGACTATTTTTACTTAGAAACAGGAGCAAACCCTATGGAAATCGCCAAAAAACTCTGGAAACTCACTAAAAGTCCCTGGTCCTTGGGCCACCGTCAACTCGACGAAGGGATACATTGGGGTTTTCCTTTAGACCCAGAACCCTGGATAAAACATATAAGAGAATACGCCATAGCTTACCTTGCCGGTGTGATATATTTGATCGCCACCGCCTCTTTAATATATACAATTTTTTCCTAAATATGTGTTTACTTTATATTACGGTGGTGTATAATTCTCTCAAGGTCGGTTGATACTCCTTTAAATTCGGATTCGATCCTAGTTCGTTAGCTCTGGTTTTTTGGTCAATCGACGATAAACATAAGGCAAAAAACCTAAGCGATAGGATCACAAAGGAAAAAACATGGAACAACTTGACTACATCGAAGACCAAAAAGAAGAAGACGGCCTATGCACCTGTGGAAAAGACATTAAAGACTGCCCGGAAGCATACGACCACATGACCCACGGATATTAAAATGGGAGAAATAATTCTAGTCTATTTTAACAAAGAAGACGCTGATTTTTTATCACACAGCACTTGCCTGTACTCACCAGAAGACTTTCATTTAGAGCTAGCCAGGGGAGAGCTCCCCAACGGTACCAGTAAACCGGTCATGCACTTTTACGAAGACCAAATTAGCGCGCTCACAGCCTATAAAATTTTTGAAGAGCTTGATATGGACGCATGTTTGAGCACGGTAATGCTACAAGACAGCATGGAATGGGTGGTTATTGTAGACGACCCAAAAGAACACTCTAAGTTTCTAAGCAGCTAGTCACAAACTCCACCAGCACAAGTAATATAGCTATCATCAACAAGACGTCCTTGTTCCATCGTCTCTTCTATTTTTCGGTGTAAAGCCTCCCCACGATAACCCTGGTTATACCAATATGAAGCCGCTTTTTCCTTAGATAAATCGTCTTCCGTAGTCCCCATAGTTCAATACTTGATTCGTTGCTTTCTTAACCAGTCCCCCTTTCTGATAACCAGACAAACCTCCTTTTTCTATAACTGTCTCCCGCAGCGGTGCGATCTCTAGCGCATAAACTTTAACAGGAATGGTTTCATACTCCCCTGTATCTTCGTTGTACACCGTCCCTGTAAACTCAGCCTCTGTGAGCTCTTTAAAATCGAGACCAAAAGCCTTAGCTATTTTCTTCGCTTCCTTTATCGCAGCAGCATAAGGCGAAGTAGGTCCGCGTCCTTCACTTGCTGTGGGAATGTAGATGTGTGTGACATCAGGGTCGTGCATTAACGTGGAAGCAATATCCGCTTGTAGTTTCGCTCTTCCAAAGTTCTTTTTTAGCGGATAGTCCGCACGCATGTCGCTCTCTCTTGTCGATGTCTCGGCTATTTTGTCTTGCAACTCCTTAAACTCTTCTTGTGTAGGAGCCTTCTCGTTTTTAATGGCCTGATAAATAAGGCCCATGTTTGAGTCCTGCACCACTAGCTCCTGTGCAAACGGTTTTAGTGTTTTTAATGTCGTATCAATATGTTTGAGAGCACTGTTTTCCATGGCAATCTCAGCAACAGGAGAGAAATATTCTCTAACCACTTGGATCACTTCGGCGTCTGCTTGATAAGCTTCGGGAACATACTCAGCGTCAACCAACGCTTTTAAAACTCCCTGACTAGATGTACCCGGTTCCTGGTTTCTTCGACCGGCATCATCACTCCAATCAACAGTAAATTCGCCACGGTAGTCAACAAAGTCCCGGCTATTCGTCAAGAAGGTATCAAGCTGCGCATCATCTTTAAACTCTATACCTAAACTACGAAACGGCTGGTGTTTTAGTATTCCTTTTTTAAGGTTTTTCTTATAAGTAGGCGTAATCAAAGTTTTTTCCAGCTCCTCCATTTTTCTATTTAGTGCAATCCATCTCTCAGAATAGCCTTTCCCTGGAGTCTCTGCAAAGGAGCCAACAAGGGGTTGGGAAGCTTCTAATGGGAGCATAGGCTTCCTCATTGTTCCGTCTCCCTCCTTTTTTAACACAATCGGGGTGGCAATAAGTTTAGCGGTTTTTTCTGGAACCATTTTGGCATCCAGCTCAGGAAACAACGCTCTAAAAACAATCGTCGGCGCACGGTTGAAAGAATCATCTTCTTTCAAGTTAGTTACTGCCTGGTTCATCATGTTACCGGTTCGGAGCTTTCTTCTCTCAGGAGCAATCAGCGTTCCTTTTTTCTTTTTAGAACGGTAACCTATTTTTTTGTGCCTTTCTTTCTTCGATTGAGCTTTTCCATGTATGCCGGACTGTATTTCACCCATTAAATAACCTTTAAAACCTTCTCCGTGACTGAACATTCCACCACGAGACCACCCCAAGGTTCCAGAGCCTGCCCAACCGTGACCGCCCATATTCCTATGGTAAGCCGGATCTTTCTGTTTTAGTTTGTTTGCTTCAGCCAAAGAGTAGACGAAGGAGCTAGGGTCATTAAAGTTCACGAGGTAGTCTCCGTCTTTAAACATATAATCTTGTATTTCTTGTTGAACGTCAGGGGAAACTCGTGCGTCGTACCTGAGAGGTATTTCTATGTCTTCTCCGAGACGTCTCAAAGCCGGTTGTCCTTGGCCCAGGAACTGAGGAAACGTTTGTTCTGGCCCACTTGACCTTTGCCACCCAAGGTTATAAGGTTCTCTTGCTCTTTCGCTAGGGTCCACTGGAGGAAGAAAAGGAAGGAGTCCAGGCAGCCCTTTTTCAGCTTCCTTAACTCTTTTTTTAACTTTTGGCTCAATCACATCCACAAACTCGTTGAAGAAACGGTCCTCGCCGTCTGGAAGAGGGTCCGTCGGCGCATCTGCTTTGCTTGGGTCGTAGCCTTCAGGTAGAACTTCAGACTTCTTAACCTCTTCCGCCATGTACTGAGCAAATTTTCCTTGTCTCCAGGACTCGATGTCTGGATTAGCACTGGTGCGATAGTTGTCCGGGGTTACAGCTCGGCCACGATCGGACAACACAACTTGTTTGAACCCACTTCTGTGGTCTTGTAAAACATTCAAAAGCTCTTGTCTTGTTACACTCTTTTTGGCGTTCATGCGATCTAACAAAAAATCTCCGAGCTTTGCTTCAATCGCTTCTGTTGCCAACCTGTCTTTGTTCTGATCCGTTGTTTTAAATTTTCCGTGCGTACGAGCTCCTTTGCCTTCGCCGAGCTCGATGAATAATTTTTCCATCGCCTCTTTAGCGCTTATCTCTCCTTTAGGAATCCGGCTTTTTATGTGTTGTTCAAGTGGACTGTATGACATGAACGTAGGGTTTATCGAACCTTTCGGACCCTTCCTCATAAGGGCGGCAGTTTCGGGAGTGTAAACCTGTTGGACAGAGCCGAGAGGAAGAACATCGTCCTGGTCTACTCCTTGGACAGTTCGTACCGTGTAATCAGCAACCACAGAAGGGGCTTGGTTGTAAAGATCCCTGGGCTTATCAAATTCGTATTTACCTGGTTCTTCGCTTTTTGCTACAGCGTAGTATTCACTCGCTAGGGAGTCTGTGTATGTTTCTATTGCTCCCAGGTTCCACCCCCTTGCGGAGGGGTCTCCTCCATAATCCCCTTCTGTAAACTCAGCCGGGTGTCCAACAACGTGGTTTACAATGTCTTGAGTTACATCAGGGACGTCTTTTTCTTTAATGTCGTCTCCTATTCTATCTAAAATTTTGGGAACCAAAGCCTCAACATCCTGTGTACTCATCAATTGCTCTGTTCCTACACCAATCTGTGCGCCCAATATATCTATTTCCTGCGGCATAAAAAACTCTGAAAGACCTGGATACTTTTCTTTAGCCAACGCCATGTTTTCTGCTTCTTGTTTGTCTAGTTCCGCTTGCATCTCCTCCTCTGGCGTTATTTTTGGAACAGGAGTAGGTTCAGGAGCTTCTTTCTTCTTGCCAAAGAGTCTCGTAAACGGATTAGAATAAAGCGTGCCGTCCTGGGCCGGTGAAGCCACTTGTCCAAGTATTTCTGTGCCAACTTGTGTGCCTGTTCCTGCACCAAGCCCCAAGAACCCTTCACCAACCGCTGCTTTGGGATCAAATTGTAGCCCCGCTTCTGTAAGCGCTGAACCACCAATTTGTTCTGCTGCCCCTTGGAACCCTTCAGTAATACCTTCAGACACTCCTCCCTTGACAATTTGTTTTCCCGCTTGTTTAAGAGCGCCCTTACCAATGTTGTTAAGCACACCCACATTTTTAATACCTATAGAGTTGAGCACACCACTGGCAGCACTTGTTCCAAGTGCACCTTTCCAATCATCCCAATTCGGTTCTTCTCGATCGTTGTTTTTGGCTCTCTCCAGGGCAACAGGGCCTGCAATTTGTACCGCTTCAAACAAAGCAGGACCTAACAAAGCTCCAACCGCCATGCCAACAGGTCCCCCTACAGCTGTTCCAACCGCTGCTCCTCCACCTCTTGCCAACAAAGACCCAGCAATTTGTCCCGCCTGTTCAAACACCGCTCTTGGAAAATATTCCCATTTAAAACCTTTGTCTTGAGCGTTTATAAATCTCCCCGCTGCTGCTTCGTAGTTCTCTGGTTCTTCGACAAGATCACGCATAAAAGTTTCCCAGCCCTCCATGCCGAGAGCCTGAAAAGTGGTTGCCATATTTTCTAAGGGTTGGTCTACCGCATAGCGAAAAGCCGAAGATAAACTGGTGTCTTTAGTAGGGGATGTTGCCATACCCTTATAATACACCTAATGCTTGGTTGAGAAAAGTCCTTGGTCCGGCGTCGTTTCCATAATGAATGTGGTCAAGCTCAACAACATCTCTTTGTCTAAATCAGAACTGTTTGTTATAGAAGACAACAAGACCACCAGAGCTGTAGCCATTTCCCAGGGAGAAACATCCTCTTTTTGATAGTGTTTTTCCAGTATCGGATACATGTCTGCAATGATGTCGTCCACTGCTGTTTGCGTGGTCGGATGTTTTAAGTATTTTTTAAAAGCCATGCTTCATTGTATCCTATTTAAACCAGTTGCGTACTTCTCCAAGAACCTCATTACTAATTTTAACTTTACTCAAAAGGTTTTGGAGAATTTTTTCGTCAACCGTGTTTTTAGACACGAGATCAATATAAGTACAGCTTTTGTCTTGTCCGATTCTGTGAATACGATCCTCTGCTTGCACCCTTAGCTCTAGGTCATAGGAATTAGAGTAAAAAATCATGGTGCTGGCTTCAGTTAAAGTAATACCACGACCCCCTGTCTGTGGATTAGA